ATCCGAGGTACTTATGTAGACGCACGAGGATTAATGCCCCTCGCTAGGGCCGCATGGGCCATTCAACGCTAGGCTGGCGGGATTACCAACCCAGAGAGGACGGACCGAAGTTAGGGAATGGAAGTTGTAATGTCTTAGGCCAGGTGGCTGGGGTCCACTTAGGTAACGGTATTAAGCGCTACCATATGAACGCTCACTGATACCCGGGGGATAACAGCAAGTTGTCCTCCACCTTTGTAAGGAACTAGTGCACCTGCGTCATAAAGGCCTTCTTTTAACGTCCGCGATACTTCATCTAAGATGAAGTTCTGCGCTACGAAAAAGTCGAGAACTTTCCGCCGATCGGACCAATCAAGGGCCGAAACGCTACCTATATATGTGGTCATCACGTCCCTCATTGCAAGATGACGAGCAGCGTGCTCGTTAAATGCAAATGGGTCTACCCCTTTCCCTAAGCCTTTCGCTTCCCATGAGACGGAGATATTAACTCCCCGCTCAAGAGGAAGAAGCGTAGCCCACAGCCCTGGAGCAATAAGCATTAGTGGCATTGATAGGAGTGCCATCACTGGCGACGTCCCAAGCACTGGATATCTCATCCAATTGGATTTGACATTCCAGCATGCTGCGCTAACGGTATCAACCGTCTGGCGAGCCTGCACTATCGTGTACGCGCATATCGCGTGGTACACGTGTAGTTCAAGCAGGTCAGGAGAACAACTCTTGTGGTAGGCAGCGATCCATGCTGCGGCGCGAGCCGCTAACTGGCCACTACCCCAGAGCCCTCCTGTAGGACCAAGTGCTAGTAAACTCATAACCTGAGTACTTACCTTCACCTTTCGGCGAAGTTGGGTAAGCAGGTCCATGAGATCCTTCATTTGCGTCGGCAGAAAGCCAAAGTTCTTAGAAGCTAGCTCGTTAACTACAAGCGGTATGAAACGCAAGTTCCGTATCGCAACGAGGATTACACCTGGACCTATTGGACTAAAGTCCCCTAGATCTGGATGGAACCAACGCTTAGCAAACTCTAAGGTACCTCTCTCACTGACCAAGGATTTGGACAGGTTGATCGGCACACCCAAAGTTGCCATCGACTTTTGATACTCTTTAGCTACTATGGTATCGAAGATGACTATGTCGTCTCCGAGAACCGTATAGTAGGGAAAGAAGTGTCTCCAGCCGACACGATAGGCCGACACTTGGACTATCACGTGATGAGTCATCGCAAGCATCGCCCATGAAGAATATGCGCCCATCGGTTGCCCGACGGCATACTTTATAGGTAAAGAGCCAAGCCACCACACACGCTCCGTGAGGAGCTGTGCCCAAGTCACTGCCCATGAGAGCCCTAAGGCTTTCAGGATTTGTACTTGGAGAGCTACTGGCAATCTGTCGGTAGCAGACGAAAGATCAAAGGAATATGCAGGCCGCCCTCGGCAGATTTCTCTAATTCTATTGAGGGTACCGGTCTGGTCAAAGGTAGCGTCAGTCACAAGGCCTTGCAAGGCCTCGAAGAGAGACAGATGCAGTGGCTTAAGAAGACACTGCGTCCACCAATCCGTGATGGCGATAACTCGGACCTTTCCAGCAGCCTCAAAGAGTTTTGAGAGTCTACCAAGTTTGGTCGGCATAACTCCTAGGATCACTAGCAGTGGTATTACAGGTGCACTGAGAAGCTGCACCCCCAACCACCAGAACAGCAGACACCATGATCGGCTTTTGACCGCAATCACTAAGAACCGTACCCATTGCAATGGGTTACAGTAAAAAGCGAGCGCATCAAGGCCACTGGACCATGTTGCTCGTGGGTAGTTGGGCCCCGCGGCCTCTGAAAAGAGGTTCGGGACGCTCTTGCACACCTTAATGTTGACGTTCAACAAAGCAATCGCTTGACGCACTTCCTCATAAGGCAGTGTGGCAGATTCCCCACTGAACCCATCAGTAATACTGTTGAGTTTTAGCAGGGGTCTGCAGCCAATTACTCGGTATACCGAGAGGATGGTTAACGATACTCGTAACGCAACCCAACCTAAAGTGGAGTTACAGCGTCGGCTCGACGCTATAAGCCACCGTAGGCGGGGCGGTAGTATCAGAGGAAGCCCAGATCGAGCGCAAGAGACCCTTACACCCGCAGCTTGCGGTGTATAAGTTTCTCTTGCGACCCAAAGTACTATGATTCTAACCGTTTCTTTAAGGTAGGCGACGACAAAAACTCGTCCACTTGCCTTCCAGAGCGATTGGATCCGTAGTACCATCGGCAGGAAGCACACCTTCCACTGTGACTTCAGTCCAGTGGCCCACACAGGCACTTTAGCGAATGGAAGAAGTTCGGAGAACCTCAACCACCGCTTAAGTGCCACTTGCCTTTTGGCGGTGTGGAATATGCTTTTCATTTTTGAGAAGTATGTTTTGCACCGGTCATAGGTTCTAGTGGGTCCAGTGGACCGGAGCTCATAGTCTCCCACTAGCCTGTCTTCAACAGGATTAGCTTAAGAGTGTCAGGCCTACGGGAACCCTCCCGTAGGCTTTGCCCTTACCCTTGGATTTAACCAAGTGGAGAGGATACACTGAGAGCGAGGTAAGCACCTCGGCCGTAGGCTACGGGCCACGCTTCTACAAGAGCAATGGCGGGGAGCCGACGTACCGTCGGAGGGAAAACCCTCCG